CCTTAAGGTACTCAACCCGATTCACGATCTCTTCTGGTCATGAATCCCGTTGCGCTCGCCGTTGCAATACGGCAGAGTCACTTCGGAAAGCCCTTCTCAGGGCAGTTCAGGTTGTAGAGCGAGAATTCTTGTTCTCTGCGCCACTTCCAGGCCGGTCTTTGTTAACCGGATTGAACTGCCTTGACCTGAGGGGACAGTGGGAGGAACTAGTGGGTGTAGCTCGTGACACAGCTATACCTGGCAAGTACAAGAGGGCCCGTCGTCTTGGTAAACTTATGTCTACCTTGAAGTCGGTGAGGAGATGTTTCGATATCTCCTGTACCCCTTGTGACAAGATCACTAGTTTGGACGCTCGACGGAGCTGGGTCAGTTTCATCTCTGATGATCCTGGTCCCGTTCCTGCTCGTTCTTGGTGCAAGGACCCTTTGTGGTTGCTTGCCCAACGAGTCCGCGAGTTGTCCGGAGGGTGGGGGCGGCGTCTTGCCGCCTGTAGAGAGGAGGGTAGGGATCCCTACCTCCCTTGGGGTTACGTCCCTGACCAGCAGGGGTGTTTGGAGACGCCTATGGCTTCCGGTGGCACACTCGCTACGTCGGACGAGGATTGCGATCCTCGTGCCAACGTTGTGCGCCTCGGGGTCGCCAAGACTAAAGGGAAACATCGTGTGGTCACGATGCAGGGAGCACGCTTCAAGCGTGTCCTTTCCCCTCTCCATAATGCCCTTTACGATCACCTCAGCTCCTTCGGCTGGGTTGTTCGTGGGGACGTTGGAGTTGAGCATTTCCAGAAGGTTGTCAATGATCGGCGGAAGGGTGAGTCATTCGTCTCGGGTGACTATACTTCCGCGACGGACCGGATTAATCCCCGGGCCGTTCTCGTCATTATTGACGTCCTCCTGGAGGATCCGGATCTTTCGGAGGAGGAGAGGGAGATTCTGAAGAGCTCGTTCACCGATCTTCAGTTTGCCGAGGCATCTAGCGTCCGTGCTAGACGTCCCGACTTGCTGAAGCCTATTCGGAGAGGTAGCATGATGGGTAACTTGGTCAGTTTCCCATTGCTGTGCCTCCTGAATAAGGCCTGCTTTGACATCGCTTGCGATGTCGTGTTGGGCATGGGTGAGCGGCGCGTTGGAATCTTTAACGGGGACGACTGTGCCTTTTGTGGGTCGCGTGACTTCTTCTCCTTCTGGGAGGAGGTCACGTCCACGTTTGGCCTGGTTGTCAACAGGGAGAAGTCCGGCTTCTCCGCTGACTGGATTGAGTTGAACTCCCGG